CAATCATCAATGATGAAGATTTTGCGATCCGTAACGCAATGGAACAGTGGTCAAATGCGATAAATTCCTTCCAAGGGAACGTCAACAATGCTGGCGGTACAGCACCATCGCTATATAAAGCAAACGCACAAGTTACCCAGTATTCAAAAACTGGCGATATTTTACGTGTGTATGACTTTGTAGGTATCTTTCCAACATCAGTTGCAGCAATTGATCTTGGATGGGAAAATGGCGATGCTATCGAGGAATTTCAGGTAACTTTTGCCTACGATTATTGGCAAGTTTCTGGCGGTGTTACTGGTAACGCTGGCGGTATCTAATCCTCAATAAGTGAACTTTGGACAGCATTATAAATAGTGCTGTCCAATTAAATTATATCATTAAGGAATAATACATGGCAATCGAACTGTTTGGGTTTCAGATCGGGAAAAAAGAAGAAGAGAAGAAACCAAATGTAAAATCATTCGCACCTCCACCTAACGATGATGGCGCACTTGCTGTCACCGAAGGTGGAGTTTTCGGTACGACTGTAGATGTCGACGGTACCGCAAAATCGGAAGCACAACTCATCTCTAGATATCGTGAGATGGCACAACAACCAGAGTGTGAAAAAGCAGTTGATGACATCATCAACGAAGCAATTGTTGGTAACGACCAAGACTCACCAGTTTCTATCGTACTGGATAATCTCGAAGGAATGGAAGAAACCATTAAGGATAAAATTCGAGATGAGTTTGATGAACTACTCAACCTTTTAAATTTCAATAACAGGGCATACGACATATTTAAGAATTGGTATGTTGATGGTCGACTATACTATCACATTATGATCGATAGTAAGAGTCCACGCAAAGGTATTCAAGAATTAAGGTACATCGACCCACGCAGAATTAAAAAGATGCGTGTGAAGAAGAGAACTGCTCAATCAGCAGCAGGTCAAAACGATGATAACGTTATTGATAAGAAATACGACGAGTATTATGTGTATTCATCAAAAGGCATTTCAGCAGGAAATCAAGGTGTCAAGGTAGCACCCGATGCTATTGCATATACACATTCTGGTGTGTTGAATACGAACAATACGATGGTTCTTTCACATATGCACAAGGCAATCAAACCATTGAACCAGTTGCGTATGCTCGAAGATGCTACGGTTATCTACCGATTAGCACGTGCACCAGAGCGAAGAATATTCTATATCGACGTTGGTAATCTACCTAAAGCAAAGGCAGAACAGTACCTACGTGATATGATGTTGAAACATAAGAATAAACTAGTCTATGATGCAAACACTGGAGAGGTACGTGACGATCGAAAATTCCTCACCATGTTGGAAGACTATTGGTTGCCTAGACGTGGTGACGGTAAAGCAACAGAAATATCTACACTTCCAGGTGGTCAAAACTTGGGAGAAATTGAAGATGTGTTATATTTCAGACGTAAACTATACGAATCTTTGAATGTTCCAGTTTCGAGACTTGAGACAGAAAACCAATTTAATATTGGTAGGGCATCAGAAATTACTAGGGATGAGATTAAGTTCTCTAAGTTTATCTCAAGACTTCGCTATCGTTTTTCTGAGTTCTTAAGTGTTTTGTTAGAGAGGCAATTACTACTAAAGGGTGTAATTACTAAAACAGAATGGTCACAGATTAAGAACGAAATATATTATGATTATCTAGAAGACAATCACTTCTCTGAGATGAAAATGGCAGAAGTTATGCGTGAAAGAATTAGTACACTCAGAGATCTTGACGAATTTGTAGGCAAATACTATTCTCAAGAATGGATTCGTAAGAATGTTCTTATGCAATCCGAGGATGAAATTGAGGAAATTGATGCTCAAATACAGCAAGAAGGTGGGGATGAAGGTGCCGAAGATGAAATATAAATATTTTATAAATATTATGAATAAGGAGATTAGTAATGAGTGATACAGCAACAACACAAGATGCAGTACGGCATGCTATTGGCGGTAATGCAAAAGCATTTAATGATACTGTTAAAGATTTGCTTATGAATAAAGTTAGAGATGCAGTTGATCTTAAAAAGATTGAAGTCTCTTCCAAGTTCATGTCAGATGATGATAGTGAAATGGAAGATTCAGTAAATGAACCCGAAGGGGAAACAAATGTCGAAGATTCAGAAGTTTAAAAGTTATATCTCTGAGAATGGTCAACCGTCGGGAGACTTTGTTGCACCGAAGGATGACGAGAAAGAGGTAACTACATATCAACCACGTGCGAAGGGCGAACAGGATTTTGCCAACATGCACAAAGTTGAAAAAGTGGACTATGCTCCATATCCTGGACAAGACCATGTCTTTAATGGCACTCCAATGAAAGAAGAAACTGAGTTGGAAGAAGGTCTTGAGGATAAAGAGGATAATCCTGCAAACCGTCAACACCTTTGCGCAAAGAATGTTGTGCATGAAGATTGGGGTGATGGTGTATGCATCGCAGAAGAGCATGCCGATCCAGACGAAGATGGACACGTAGAATGGTACGATGTCATGTTCAAGCACGGACTAGAGAGACAAGTTCCAGTTGCAGAGATGAAAGTGACCAAGTCAGAGGCACACCTTCACGCATCTAAGAGTAAAAAAAAAGTTAATGAACAAGTAGAGTTAGAATTAACTGAAGGTAAAGTTCTCGATGCACTGCAAAAGATTGTTGATAAAAAACAAGTTGGCAAAGTCAAATTTGCAAATGGTAAAACTTTAACAGTTGATATGACTACTGCTAATGCAATGGTTAATTTACATAAGAAGGTTAACCCTACAAACAAAGAAAAGATGGAAAAAGCAATCGAAAAATCTCCAGATATGTTTATGAGATTACTAGATGTCGCATTTGGAGGTAAACGATAATGGCACAAAGGATTACTAGAAATAATCGCTCTGAGGTGCATCTAGTTTCTGATGCCACGGGGTATTTGAACCTTAATGGTGGATCATTTCCTGCCAACACGGATGGTGATGGCACACTTACAGACTTAACAATTCGTGAGATTTTCTGGTCATCAAATGCAACTTGGACAGTATCTCGTGGTGGCAACACTATCGGAGTATTTACTGGTTCTGGTAATCACGATTATCAAGGATCTGGTATTGCGGTTTCTGCTGGCGGTGATGATCAGGCAAATGTAGTATTCACACTTACTGGTGGTGCGGCAGGTACTATCATGTTAAAGTTAGGAAAACAATCATGAAACTGATCACGGAAGTAACAGAGAATATCGAGTACATTACCGAAGCAAAAGAAGACGGTAAAAAGAATTACTTTATTGAAGGTATTTTCATGCAAGGAGACATTAAAAACCGTAATGGTAGAGTGTATCCGGCAGAAGTCCTAGATAAAGAGGTCAAGAGATATAACGAGCAGTATATTAAGAAGAATCGTGCTTATGGTGAGTTGGGACATCCTGCTGGTCCGACCATTAATTTGGAACGTGTTTCTCATATGATCACATCATTAGACAGAGACGGTTCTAACTTTGTTGGTAAAGCAAAGATTATGGCAGAAACACCAATGGGAGCAATTGTTAAAAATCTCATGGACGAAGGTGCATCTCTTGGTGTATCCTCTCGTGGTATGGGATCTTTGAAGCAAAATCGGCAAGGAGTTGCGGAAGTTCAAAAGGACTTCTACCTTGCTACTGCAGCAGACATCGTTGCGGATCCTTCTGCACCTGATGCCTTTGTACAAGGTATCATGGAGGGTAAGGAGTGGATTTGGGAAAATGGTGTCATAAGAGAAGCAACTATTGCTGATTATGAAAAGCAAATTAAAACTGCCTCTCGTTCCGATCTTGAGGAACAAAAATTGAAGGTTTTTAAAGATTTTTTAGGAAAACTTTGAAAATTATAAATACACTAGTAAATAGCAAACTTACAAGGAGATATCCACATGTCCGATAAAGAACTGGAAATGTTGGAACAGGACGATGAGCAGATTACTGCTGTAGATCAGCAGGAGGAAAACATCGAGGAGGCAAAAGCATCTTTTGGTGTTGATGCTGAAGTACCTGATCCAAAAGCAAAAAAAGCAACCGCTCCTGGCGGTGAGGCACAACAAGGAGATAAGTCTGGTGCACCCGCACAAGGTTCTTCTATGCCTAAAACAAAAGTAGCACTTATTACTGCAATGTCTAATATGTTGGCAGGTATGGATAAGTCATCATTGATGGCAACATACAAAGGCATGAGTGGTATGAAGGAAGAGGCAGAGGAAGATACTTCTGTTACCTCAATCAAAGAGATTAAAAAAGTTTCTTCTGATGATGTCAACGTTGCTGAAGATGTTAAAGCAATGTTTGGCGGTGAAGATCTTTCTGAAGAGTTCGTATCTAAAGCAACTACTATTTTCGAAGCAGCAGTTGTTTCTAAAGTCAATGAAATTCTGGAAACAGTTTCCATTGACATGGAAGCAGAACTGGAAGCAGAGAAAGCAGAAATTGTTGAGGGTCTTTCAACTAAACTCGACGACTACCTTGAGTACGTTGTTGAAGAGTGGATGAAAGATAACGAACTTGCTGTTGAGCAAGGCATTCGTGCTGAGATTGCAGAGAACTTTATGAAAGGTCTTAAAGATCTCTTCACCGAAAATTACATCGACGTTCCAGAAGAGAAAGTTGACTTAGTTGACGAACTTGCCAACAAAGTAACTGAACTCGAATCTTCTGTTAACGAAGAAGTTGAAAAGAACATTCAGGTTCGTAAAGAATTAGTTTCTGCAAAGAAAACTATTGCTTTAGGAACTGTATGTGAAGGTCTGACTGACTCACAAGTTGAAAAGATGAAGTCTCTCTCCGAAGGGGTAGAGTTCGAATCTGATGAAGACTATATGAAGAAGTTAGAAACACTGAAAAGTAATTACTTCCCACAAGAAGAAGTGATTGCTGAGGATGCTTCTATTGATGAAGAACCACTTGAAATTGACGATGACGGAGTTTCAGTTGGTGAAAAACCCACCCCTGAAATGAGCGCATATATGGATGCTATTTCTAGATCGGTCAAGAAGTAACTTTTTATAAATAACTAACAAGTAAATAAGAAATTAAAGGAGACAACAAAATGGCAACTGATGCTCTTATCAAAAAGTGGCAACCAGTTATTGAGCACACAGACCTTCCGAAGATTGAAGATTCGCACAAGCGTTCTGTAACTGCTCAATTGTTGGAAAACCAACAGAATGCTGCACGGGAACAAGCATCCCATCAAGGTGGTTCACACGGTATAACACTCTTGGGTGAGGCAGCACCGACTAACGCAATGGGTGCATCATCATCCACTGCTTCTGCAGGTAGTGTAGATATTTTCGATCCAGTATTGATTTCACTGGTTCGTCGTTCTATGCCTAACCTTATCGCATACGACATTGCTGGCGTTCAACCAATGACTGGTCCAACAGGACTGATCTTTGCAATGCGTTCACGTTACGATTCACAGACAGGTACGGAAGCACTCTTCAATGAGGCAGATACTTCCCACTCTGCTTCTGCTGCTGGTAACACTGCTTCTATCCAAGCAGCGAATGCTTCTGCAGGTACAGGTCAGACTGGTACAGATCCTAACGATCGTGCTTCAGGTTCTGGTTACACAGTTGAGACAGGTATGTCAACTGCTGATGCTGAAAAACTTGGTGACACTGCTACGAATGCTTTCAATGAAATGGCATTCAGTATTGAGAAAGTTGCTGTAACAGCAGTTTCTCGTGCTCTTAAAGCAGAATACACCATGGAACTTGCTCAGGATCTTAAAGCAGTTCATGGTCTTGATGCTGAACAAGAATTAAGCAACATTCTTTCTGCTGAAATTCTTGCTGAAATCAACCGTGAAGTAGTTCGTACAATCAACTACTCTGCTGTTGCTGGTGCTACAAAGAACGTAACGACTTCTGGTACTTTCGATCTTGACACCGACTCAAACGGTCGTTGGTCAGTTGAGAAGTTCAAGGGTCTGATGTTCCAGATCGAGCGTGATGCTAACGAAATCGCTAAAGCAACACGTCGTGGTAAGGGTAACGTTATGATCACTTCTTCTGATGTTGCTTCTGCACTTCAGATGGCAGGTGTTCTTGACTATGCTCCGGCACTCAACAACAACTTGAATGTTGACGACACAGGCAACACTTTCGCTGGTGTACTTAACGGACGTATCCGAGTTTATATCGATCCATATTTCTCAGATACAACTAATAACTACTACACTATCGGTTACAAGGGTTCTAATGCCTTTGACGCTGGTCTGTTCTACTGCCCATACGTTCCGCTACAAATGGTTCGTGCGGTTGGTGAGAATACGTTCCAACCAAAGATCGGATTTAAGACTCGCTACGGCATGGTCGCTAATCCTTTCGCAACTAACGATGGCAACGGAGTCGCTGCTAGAGTTGGTACTGGTGACGGTAACATCTACTACAGACTTGCTAAGGTTACCAACCTTATGTAAAATAAGAGTTAGGTTAACTAACCAGACTTGGGGAGATCTTCGGATCTCCCTTTTTTTTGTGCCTAAATATATACAGAACGTTTATAAGGATTGACAAATGGCACTACAAAGATCTCAACCAGATAATCAAAATTTCCTATCACCAGTAGGATTTAAATTTACTATACAGAGATTACCTCACATCAACTACTTTTGTACGTCTGCATCTATACCAGATCTCACTATGGGGCAGATAGATACCGTAGAAAATACATTTATCAAGTTACCAGTTCCGGGAGACAAATTAGTATTTGGATTACTAAATCTAACATTCCGTATCGATGAAGATTTAAAGAACTTTCAAGAGATATACAATTGGATGATTGGGTTGGGATTTCCAGACAACTTTAGTCAAAGTGCTGCTTTACGCAACACCAATCCTAATAGACTCCCACAAGGTGACACTTATTCTGATGGGTCACTGTTAGTCACTACAGCATCATACAAACCAAACATTGAAGTAAAGTTTACTGACATGTATCCAGTATCCTTATCTTCAGTAGACTTTAATCTTGAAGCACAAGACATCACATACTTACAAGGAACAGTAAACTTTGCATATAGAAAATATGAATTGACAACGATTGTATAATCTGGTATACTGAATAAGATTCTACAAAATATAAATGATGGGAAGCATATTATGAAGATTGAAGATATTATGTCTGAGTGGGACAAGGATTGCAAGATTGATGAAACTGAACTTGGTGACGAATCAACAAAGATTCCAGTAGTTCATAACAAATATATGAAGATCTTCATGGTTGAGAGAACTCAACTTATGAGGATGAGAGCAGAAATCAAAAAACAAAAACGCATTCTAACTGAGTATTATCTTGGGGAACTTGATGAGAATGAACTGAAAGCACTTGGACGTGAACAGTTCTATAAGAAACTACTCAAGAACGAGGTAGATACATATATTGAATCTGATGGTTCATATGTAGACAAGGT